CACGTTGAGCGCGGAAGGTCGTTCCGTCTACTTCGGAAACCGTCCCGCCGTTGCCTTGAATCTGAATAGCCATCTAATACCACTCCCAAGCTACAGTGAATTGCCCGTAAAGCCGCGTTCCCTTGCCGCCGCCATTATCCGGCCTGATTTGGTTTGCGCCCGTTCCCGGCCCCGCAAGGCGCGTATTGGCCCATTGTTCCAACACCGGCTCGTTCAATTGGTTCGTGTTCTTGGCGTAGATCGTGAAGCCCGTGCCCGCGACGATGCTTCCCGCCTTGACGTCGATAGTCTCCAGCCAATGCTCGTCCTCCGTGTGGTCGGCGGTTGCCGTGGCGATGATGTATGCCTTGACCTTGGACCCCGCCAGAATACCGGTCTGGCCCGTAATGGTGACCGAAGTATCCGACGCGCCCGGGAATGCCCCGAAGTCCACAACCGTCGCGCCGCTGGTTATCGTTGTGCCCCCACCGCCGCCTGGGAGCGTGATAGTCCCTGCGCCGTCATTATATGACCCGCCGGCCGCAGCGACCATTTCTCCGACAACGTCCTGCGATGCTTCCGTGAAATCCGAAATGGTGGACGCTGCCTGCGAGCCCGTGTGATTGGCCCGTGCAAGCAGCGTCGCGTCACTTGAATTAACCGTCGCACCCGCCTGAATTCCATTCAGCTTTGCCTCATACGCAGCCGTGAACGTTGCCGAAGCAGCGCTCACGATCGAAGCGACACGAGTGCGAAGGCTTGCCATCAGCTATCGAGTGTCTTGAGATATTCGCGCAGCCAACCTTCCGCAGCAGATCGCTCAAGCAGACCCTCTTTCATGACCTGCTTGTCACCCTTGCGAATGACCCGCCAACGCGATGTCGGATGATGCCTGATCTCGAAACCCAGCATCCGCTCATCCTTGGGAGCCTCGACCTTGTCGCCTTCGAGTTCCCAGCGGTAGAGTTCCACCAGTTTGACGAACGTGCCTTCCGCAACGATCACGGTCAGCATGGCTTCGAATGCGCCGTCTTCCGCAATCACGCGGATCCGGTCGTACCGGCGAAGCTGCTTGGCGACATGGTCCCAAGTCTCCGTATTGAGCGCATCGTCGATCGTGTAGCCATCGGGCAGGACGTGGCAGTATTCGGTGAAAACCTCTTCCGCTCGCATCAGCCTTGTTGGCCTGTTCTTGCTCATCGTCGTCTTCCTTCTTTTTTATGCCGTCAAAAAAAGGCCGCCCAAAAAGGACGGCCTGAGAGTTTGACGACTTGGTTGTGCAGCCCGGTCAGTCGCTGTCCGTCTGCGAAATTGCGGTGCCATCCGAGATGTCCGCAACGCCTGTGGTGGCGCTGACGTCGATCACGGTGCAAAGCGAAGTGGTTGGCGTCGCCGTATCGCGAACGGTGACGGTATCGCCAACGCGCATTCCAAGCGAATAGCCATTGGTGAAGTACCCCGAGGTGTTCACCGTCGCAATCGCATCGGCGCTCTCGTAGTACCAATCCTTGCCACCGACGACCGCCTGAGAGCGGAGACGCGGAGGATTTGATGTTGCATAAGCCATTGTTCAGTCCTCCTTATTCAGCAACGAATGCACTGCCATCATGGTTCAGAACCATGACACCAGAGTTCTGGAGCAGCTTGGCACCCATGAACATGGAGCAACGAGCGTAGGAATAATCCTGCTCTTCGTTGTAGCCCACGGGCGAGCTGATCCCGGCAGTGTTGGCAGCGTGGCCAATAGCGGTTGAGTGGTACACAAAGCACTTCTCAGCCGATGTGCCGACGCCTGGCAGGTTTGGATGCACGAACCAGTTGATGTTCATCCAGCGATAGAACCCGACCTGGTCCTTCCAGTTCGGAGCGTTGCCGCCGTCCGCTGGCATGACCGAGACATAGTCGGCATTGCTGAATTCACTGACCTGCATCAGATAGGCAAGGAAACCCGGAGTGATTGCACCCCAGATATTGCCGTCGAACGGAACCGCGTTGTTGCCGAGAACGGCAATGGCGCGAACGATCATTGCGAGACTTGCCGTTGCCGTGGCGCCGGTGTCCTGCGTTGCCGTGTTCAGTTCGGTGATGATGTCGCTATCGACCTTGCGGTTGATGACGCCCATCGTGGTCTGCTGCATGATAGCACGCTGGTCGCCCTGCGAAGCGAAGACATTGAAGCCGGTCTTGCGGACCAGATCATGCCATTCCTGCAAGGTTGCAACGGGCTGCGAGAGGTTGTCAGCGCGTGCCGGGATAAGACCGTTGACGCCGCGCGTAACAGCTGCCGCCGAGCCGCTATCCGCGACAAGGAAGGTTGCCTGATTGCCCTTGATCACGGCTTCTGTCGTGACTGATTGGCGCATCAGGGATTGACGCTGTTCGAATCCTTGAATGAATTCTTGACGATATTGAATCTGAAATGCTGTGTCCGCCATCGCGGCCTCCTTTGGAAATCAGTGGGATTTCGCAGGGAGACCGTTTCTTGGTGGGGGAGCGGGAGGGCCCAAAGGCTGCGCTCTCAGTCCACCGTGGCGGGGCTGCTGTTTGCTCACTGGCGGCGGCCGAACCGGGATGCCAGTCCGACCGCATATACATTCAACAAATTATATTCGTCAAGACTTGGCTTTCGCCCGCTCCTTCATGGTGATCAAATCGCGGTATTCAGCCTGTTGTTTCTCAGCCAATGGACCGCGCCAATAGTCGGAATTGCGGTTGCCCATCTTGCCTTCGAGTTCTGCAAGGCGCGCATCGACAGCCTGGACGCTGGTTTGACCGGCGCCTGGTGTGACTGTCGCCAGCGGGTTTTCTTCGAGTGCCTTGCCAGCGAGCCATTTCAGTACGTCAGCATTGAAGCCGAGCGGACGTCCATCAGCGCCCCTGCCATGAGTGAAGGCGCTCCGAACAGTCTCTGGCAGCGTTTCGAGATAGTTGTGCATGGCGTTGAGGTTGCGCTTGTAATCCGGGCCCCATTCGTCGCGCAGGGCTTCGACGCTTTCGGATTGCATGACGCGGTCCGCATCAGCTTCCGCTGCCTCTTGCTCTTCGACGATCTTGTAATAGGTGCCAACTGCTGCTGCGACCAAGGCAGGCGGCGCATTGGTCTCGTGCATGGCGCTCAAGAATTGCTCGACAACCGGCTTGTCATCATCACCAACCGTGATGTCACCAAGCGCGTCAAAATAGCCAGTGGCTTCGTCTGGAATGCCATTGGCCTTGCGATAGGCGGTGACTTCCTCGTCAGTAGGATTGTCAGGCAATTTGACCACGCGCGTCTGGACCGCGAATTCACGATCCTTCTTTGCGGCTTCGACGAACGCCTTTTCACTTGGATAGCGCCCGAGATAGCCGAGCAGTTTCTTGTCATCGCCCGCCATGCGAGTGCGCCAGTCATCGCCCTGCTGCTGTTGCTGCCGGCCGCCATCCGCGCCAGCATCGCCGCCATCACCCTTGTCGCCAGCATCGGCAGCGCCCTGGTTGCCATGATCCTTGGCACCTTGATCTCCAGCGTCGCCAGCATCCAGATTGCCAGCGTCGCCTTGATCGTCGATCTTGTCGTCGATGATTGTACCGTCATTGAAATCAGCCATTGTCGTCGTCCTTTTTTAGTTTTTCAGGGTCGAGGTTGATGAGCTTCACAATCTGCGTTCCGACAAAGCGCCGGCCTTCCGCAAAGTCCGTCAGACTGTGATTGTCCGGAGAGAAGCTGGTCTGATACGTCCCAGCCGCCTGTTCGATGATCCATTGCATTGCGATGATTTGCTGGTGCTCGCTCGCCTTGCCGGTCGCCACCGCGCGAATGGCGTAAAGGTGCTTGTTCTCATACTTGGCTGGCTGGAGTTGAGGAGGAACGCGGCGAGCCGTCATGCAGCCAGAGCCTCAGGACCAAGCGCCTGGCCTGCCTCACCAACAGACTTCGCGGCCTCAGCCCCAGCCGTGATGTTCTGGAGCAATGCAGCGGCCTGTTCTTGCTGGTGGTTGCCTTCGATGATCGCCTGGGCATCAGTCTCGCTGTTGAGCCATGTCGCAGGCATACCCGTTGAGGTGAGCGCATCGCGGAACGCCACTTCGAAATTGAGGTGAGCAGGCGCATCGGGATAGAGCGACACTGCTTGCGAGAGAATCTGGCTGGCTTCGAAGAACTTGGAGCCCTTCTGAGCATCGATCGCGTCATGCAGTGGCGACTTGAACTTGAAGCCGATTTCCCTGCCGCGGATTGATTGCGGGATATCCTCGACGGATCCGAACGCGCCATGACGCATCATGAGATTGAACGTCTTCTCACAGATCGCGCCATTGTCTTCCGCTTCGAGCGGTTCGAAGATCGGGGCCGCCTGCCTGATATAGTCCTGCACCCGCTGTCCGACTTCATAAGCCGTCATCTCGGGACCGTTTTGCGGCATGGTGAGCGTGTTGAGGAAAAAGGCTTCGCGAAGGATAGCCATCAGCCCGTCGCGCATTTCCATTCCGAACGGGAGACCGGACTTATCTTGCGAGAGCGGACGGATCGCATCGCCAAGTCGCTCGTCATAGTCGGAATCGACCCACGTAATGCCGCCAGCATAGAGTGGCACATCGCCCCGCACGACCTGATCTTGCGCAACCATGGGGGGGTTAACGGCCTTCTCGCCCGCTTCCAATAGCGTAAGGGTCATCGCTTGAATGAGACGAGCATCGGGCAGGGCACAGACCGTTGCAGGGGAAAAGGCATATTGCGAGCCCGAGACCGTCTGCCACCGCGGGACAGCGTACATGTTGTCGGCCTGCCCGACGCATTCGATCATGTGCTTGTTCTCGACGTCCATGTAGATCGAGACGAACGGCGCGCGGCCTTTGCCGGGATAGGTATCAAACGGGCAGAGTTCAGCAGGAATGATGAGGTGGCGGCAGTTGACCTTGGCAAATGGTTTGCGGGAAGGCCCGGGCTCAAGCAATTTGCGCACATTGGCATGGAGAGCATCGCCGCCGAAGATGCGCTGGAGTTCATAGGCAGTCGGCATCCATTTGCGGTGCATGTCACCAACCGCGCCGTCTTCGTTCTCGTTCCAGGCGCAATCGCGCAAATGCCAGCAGCGATAAAGCAGGCCATCGGCATGGCGGTTCAATTCGACGGACTTCACACACTGCCCGAACGTGGCGATATCGTGATCGCCCTCCTTCGATGCGCGCTGGAATTGCGAAGAACGGTGATACATCGCGCGACGTTGGATGCCGCTTGCCCGCTCCATCCATGCCTTTGCCGGCTGGTCCTCGTCTTCCTCATGCTCTGTCCGCATCGCAAACCAGTCAAGGCTCGACGGACGCTGCATTGTGCCGAGACTGTTGCCAAGATCGCGGCGAATGGTGAGAGGATAGGACGTTGTCAGGTGCGCAGCGAAATCCGTGCCCAATGAGCGGCTTGCGGTAAAGTCAGCGCGCTCAGGATAGAACTGGTCTGCCATCTCCTGCCACATCGACATGAGTGACGTGCGCTTGCCAAAAAGCTCATCGCCCTGTTCGATGAGCCACTTGAGGTCCGTGCTCATGAACCAAGCCTGTTCGAACGCTGGAGAAGCGATCCCATGTAGTCGCTGGAAAGGATCGTCGGAGAGCCAAGACCACCACCACTTGCACCACGAGCGGCGGCAAGGCGAGGATCGTTGGCAGCGAGTGGCGTGACGACCGGACCCTTGCCATCGGCGGCAGGCGTTGTGGTTGCCGCGGCGGTTTTCTTCTTCTTGCCGATGAGAGAACTGCCTATAATCCCGCCAACGGCGACTTTGGCAACCTTACCGATGCCCTTAAAAATCTTCTTTGACATATCAGGCCCCCAGAGAGTCAGAGTTGTCAGTCAGGATCGTGGACGACCGCCCGCCACGCTGCATCTGTTGAGCCACCGCGCGTTTGCGAGCCCGCAGAATGGCTTCGTCATCCGCAATCGGCATTGTTGGTTCAGCAACAGGCGCGACCGTTTCTTTCTTCTTCTTGCTGAAAGGCTTGAGCAAAGCCCCCGCAAGCCCGAAGGTCGCGACATTCAGTATCTTCTTCGACATACCTACCTCCGTCTTGCGGCTTGATGACCCATGACAACTTGCGGGCGAGACCCGAACCGGCTGCGTGGCGCCATCTTTTCCCATTCAACCATGTCAGTGACGCCCTTAGGCCCTGCCCACCATGCCATAACCACAGCATCGCCCTTGTCCGGCGAGCGACCGATGCGCTTGACCAGTTTGTCCTTGGGCTCAAGGTGAACGACCATGCCACCCTTGCCTGACTTGATCTCGAACGTGGGAGCAGTCAGGTCGGCGCGGAGTTCAGCGTCATTCGGCAACGCAATGGGCGAGCCTTCAATCTGGTGTGGATCCAGCGCTTCGCGGAACCGCCAATAGGCTTCCGTCCGGATGTTGGCGAAGCGCAGCTGCTGATCGCGGGTCCGCTTCATGGATTCCTTGACGCCCATGTAGCCCATTGCCTCGACATTGTTCAGCGCCAGGTGCTTCAAGGCGTCGCCACCCCAGCCGCCACCAAGGTCAACCACGACGACCGCATTGTCATGGCGCCGAGCAAGCACACGCCCCGCGACTTCCGCGCCGCTTGGCGTTTCAGCCCCGGGCACAGCGTCCAATGGCATGTACCAACCGTCATAGCGGATCGCGATTGTGGTCTGATCGCTGCCACCTTGCGCCACATCGACACCCATTGCGCACATCGGGACGTTCAAGGGCCGCGTCTCGGTCCAGCGGTCCTGAGCCTTGCGCACCCAATCTGTCGGAATGGCCTGATCGAGACCATCCTGCATACCGGCAGCGAAATCGCCGTATTTGAGCTGCGATCGAAGCGGTTCGGGAAGCGCGTCCAGTTTGGCGCGATATTCGGGTGTGTCGCGATAAGGATTGTCGGAAAGAGCGGCGGGAATGAAGGTGAATGACAGAGGGCGCTCGCCAGTTTGTGTCAGGCTGTCTGGACCATCCACCCAATGCGGATCGCCGTCGATCATGTGAGCCCATCGGATTTCACCGGGCTTGGCTGCAAGCGGATGATTGGGCTCAAGCCACGGCGCAAACCATTCCGTCATCCAGTAACCGTCGGATGAACGTGGAGGGTTGGACGCCAACACAATGCGGCAGCGCTGCCCGGCAGGGCCACGATTCCAGCCGAAAAGCGAAGCGACCTGCTCTTTCAGAAACTCGCCTGCCTCATCAAAGCCGTATAGATCGCGCTCGCGACCAGCGTGCTTCATCCAGTCGTCTGGCATCTGGAGGCCAGCGAGCTTCAAAGAGCGCCCTCCTGGCCACTTCCATTCCTTGAGCGTGCCATTGTAGTTTGCGGTTGACCCGATGATGGCCTTGCCAGCCTCTTCGAGCCCATCGGTCTGCGATGCTTCCCGGCGAAATATGATCGAGCGATAATGCTCTTGAGCAGAAAGGCCCATGAGCAAATACGACTTGCCGCCAGAAGCCTGGCCCCCGTAAAGCAGCACATCCGCTTTGGATAAATATGCTTCTGTCTGGGGCCCTTCCAGAGGGATGAAGGGCATCTTTGCCTTGAGTGGCTTTACCGACTCGACGAGGCGAGCGTGGGCTTCCGGGTCGAGACCCTCAAGCTTTGCCTTCACCTCGTCGAGAAGGGACATAGGTTAGGCCAACTCAACCCGCAGGAAGTCGAGGCGGCAGGAGTTGCCGGCGTTGGCAACGGACCATGTCGCGCTGACACCAATGACCTTCGAGGTCGTCGTGTCGATGGCGGTTGACGCAAGGATATCATCCTTGATCGTCATCGTGCCTTCCGCCGCCGGAACGCTTTTGCCGGTGC